TTTAATAGTCAACAAGCAGACAAAGTTATTGCAGGCGTTAATTCTGAGTATACAGAAGTTATATGGTTTTATCCTTCTGAATCAAACTCGTTAAACAATGGTGGCACGGGTGATATAGATAAGTATGTTGTATATAACTATGGTCAAAAGATATGGTATTTTGGTACGTTAGCAAGAACTGCTTGGCTAGATAGAGGTATCCGAACATTTCCAATAGCTGCTGGAAGTCCTAATTTATTTAATCACGAAACAGGTTATGATGATGATGGCTCTGCTATGACATCATTTATTGAGTCAGCACCAATGGATATAGGTGATGGTGATAAGTTTACGCTTATACAAAAAGTTATACCTGATTTGACATTTGAGGGTTCTGTTAATCAAAGTACACCTGCAGCTAACTTTACAATCAAAGCAAGAAATGAGCCCGGTGAGGACTACGGAAACACATCTAGTGGTACAGCAACAAGGACGGCTACATCACCCGTTGAGTTGTTTACCAATCAAATAGATTTAAGAGCTAGAGGTCGTTCATTTGCTTTGCGTGTTGATTCAAGTGCAACAGGTATGAAATGGAAGCTAGGTACTCCTAGAGTTAATATTAGACCAGATGGGAGAAGATAATGTCAGTTGTTATACCTCCAAGATTACCTGAACCACCCGAACAAATTGATAGACAGTATGTAGAAGATTTGATAAGAGCGTTAGAATTGTTTATTTCTCAACAAACAACAAGTACCGTTGAGGAAGACGCACAAGCATTTGGTTGGTTTACAGGATAATGGCTAATACATACAAAAATGCAAAAGTAGATTTAACTACAACAGGTGCAACAACTGTGTTAACAACACCTGTTGGCTCTACAAATATAATAAAATCTATTTTAGCATCAGAAGACAGTGGAAATGCAGATACAATTACATTAACTATTACAGATACAGATAGTGCAGTGTTTAGTTTATTTAAAGTAAAAGCTGTTGGTGCGAATACAACAGTTGAGTTATTAACTCAACCATTGGTTTTACAAGACTCTGAAATATTAAAAGCAACAGCAGCCACAGCTAATCGTTTACATTTGGTTGTAAGTTATTTAGAAATAAGTTAGGATAAAGTTATGGGTTTAAGCGATATATTAAAAAAAGTTGTTTTACCAGTAGCAGGTAGTTATTTTCTGGGGCCGCTAGCAGGAAAAGGTTTATCGGCTTTAGGAATGACAAAAGCAGCTTCTAGCCCTTTTATCACAAATGCTTTAGCTAGTGGGCTTGGTAGCCTAGCAATGGGTGAAAAGCCAAAGGATGCTTTGAGGTCTGCTTTAATAGGTGGCATTGGAGGAACAACATTACAAGAAAAGTTCCCCCGAGCGAGTAATGTTTCTCCTGATGCCACCACCTCTTTGACATCACAATTAGCTAATAAAACTAGTGGTGCTTCTAATGTTGAAGCTGTAAAAAATATTGTTGAGCCAAAAACAATGTCTGCTGAATTGTTGCAAGGATTAGGTATGAAAGGCGACAACACTTTATTTAAAATTTTAAATAATCCAATAGGAGAGGGTATAGGTGCAGGTTTAATAGCACAATTATTAGCAAATTTGACTGAAGAAGAAGAGGATGAAAGAACAGCATTTGAACGTAGACCATTTGGATTTGGTGGTCCTGGTGGTCAAATAGGTGGTTTACCTATAACATATGCTGCTATGGGTGGTGAAATGAACTTTCCTAGACGTGATGGTGGTATTGATCCATCAGAAGGTTCTGGTACAAAAGATGATGTACCAGCTATGCTAACAGCAGGAGAATTTGTGTTGACAAAAGATGCTGTCAAAGGTTTAGGTAATGGCAATCAAAGACTGGGTATACAAAGAGCTTATGACATGATGGGTGATTTAGAGGAGAGAGCATAATGGCAGTTCAAACTGTAGAACAAATTCAAAGACTTCCTCCCTATATGGAAGGTTTGCAAAAACGTCTTTTACAAAGCGTTTTTGGAACTTTTGATGGAGAAAATCAAAAAACACCCGGTTTAATAGATAAACCTATTACATTACCTGATTTTCAAATTGCAGGCATGGATCCACTACAACAGATGGCTTTATCATATGCTCCACAAATGTTCGGGTCTTTCCAACCATATATGCAAGGGGCACAAAGTCAAATAGGTTCTGGATTAGGAACTCTTGGTGCTGCTTCTACTGGGATAGGTGCAGGTTTGGGTCAGTTAGCTGATCCGAGCACTAGTTATAAAAAATATATGGATCCGTATCTTGAAGATGTTGTTAAAGCTACAGAAGCAGACATTGATAGAAACGCTGCTTTACAAAGTCAAAAAATGTTAAGTGGTTTACAAGGTCAAGGTCAAGGAATTGGCTCAGGTCAAAGAAGTGGTCGTAGTGCTGTATTAGAGGCAGAGTTAGCTAGAAACACAGCAGATCAAAAAGCAAGGACTTTAAGTGGGTTACGATCTGGTGGATTTAGAGATGCAATGAGTAATATGTTAAAAAGCTCACAATTGCTCGGTGGTTTAGGTGGTGCGTTAGGTCAAGTTGGTGGTATGTATAATCAGTTTGCTGGAACTACTGGAGATTTAGGTAGATTAACATCTGAGCTTGGTCGTTCTGATTTAGGAACATTAATGAACTTAGGTCAGTTTGGTAGAGGTTTTCAACAGCAAGTGCTTGATGCAAATCGTCAAAACTTAATGCAAGGTATTATGGAACCTTTTACAAGATTACAATTAGGTTCTAACTTTCTTACTGGTATGCCAAGCTCTGGTATAGCCAGTACATTTAAATCAGTTACTACACCTGATCCTAATCCTTTCTTATCAGGTGTTGGTGCTTACACAGCTTTACAAGGTGTTAAACCTAGAGACACGAGTGCATAAATATGGTAGAAATAGGAAGATATAGTGGTCATGGAAGAGGATTAAGTCAAGTTGGTGCTGATTACTTTAGTGGTGCTGATACTAAAGGTGGTGCTCTTTTGCAAGGCATAGCCAATGCTGTTTTAAGTGGTGCTGGTGAGGGTATAGATATAATAAGAGATATTTATAATACTGGTAATTATGCGATGGGTCAAATTCGTAAAGCACCAGATGTTAAAGATGTTGTTGTTGGAACTGCAAAATATTTAGCTAGTCCAAGTGCATCTGCAATAGAAAAACAAAAATCTGCAATAGAAGAACAAAAAAAACAAGAAGAATTAAAATTAATGCGTCCTTTTGGTCTGTTACAACAATTTAATCCTTACTCAGATGATTATTATGAATATGAAGCTATGTCAGGAGATATTCAAGAGCAACTTAATCAGTTACAAAATAATTTAGGTAAAAAAACTGGTAAAGCGACAATAGACACAGATACAGATACAAGCACAGATAAATCTACAGACACAAAACTTACAATGGATGATGATGAGACTTTTGGATTAGGTGATACTAAAGCTGATACAACTAAATCACCTTTAGATAAATACACTGAAGATTTAGTAAATGAAACAAGAGATATGTATGCTAATTTATTAGCACAAGATTCAGATGGTAAAACTAAAGAACAAGATATAGAGAAATACAAAAAAGAATTTTATGAAGCAACAGGCATTGATCCATCTGGAAAACCAGATATGAGAGGTGCCATGACAGCTTTTGGTTTAGCTTTAATGCAAAATAAAGCTGGAAAAGGATTTAATGTAGGTAAAATATTAACTTCTGTTGGTGAAGCAGGAGAGAAAGCTTTACCTCTAGCAGAAGAGGCTAGAAAAGAAGCTAAAGCAGGTCAATTAGCCAGTGGCAAATATGCTCTCGAACAAATTGCTAAAGATAAAGCACAAGAATCTGCATTATTAAAAGAACGAAGAGATGCAATTAACGCTATTAACACAAAGAACCTTGATTTTGCACAACAACAACAATTAGAAATTCTAAAAGCAGATTTAACTAGAAAAGAAAAAGCCTTAGAATATAAAAACGAGATTGATAAAGAACTTATAAAAGCTGCTAATGAAGGACTTGATTTAAAAGGTTTTGATAAAATGGGTGTACAAGGTATGGAAAAAACCTTGTATATTCAAACAGCCGTTGATGCTAAAACAAGTAGACAATACGTTATGAATGGTAAAACAGCCGCTAGAAATTATGCTGTAGCTCATGGAAATGTTCAACAAACTATGGGTTTGATTGATACTTTAGAAAGTATTGTTAACGATATGTCAGACTCAGAAGGTGGTTTTATGGGATCTAATGCTGTTGGAGCTATACTTTCAAAAACTCAAAATCAACTTAAAAATATAGGTTTAGATATAGATTTAGGTCAAAGTTTCACTGATGATCAAGGCAACAAGTACGATGGTTTAACAAATACTTCAAAAGCATCTGCTTTAACAGATAGAATTTTAGCAGAAAGTAAAAGATTTTTAAGTAAAGAAACAGGAAATGGTATATCTGAAGGAGATTATCAAAGATTACAAAAACTTGTTGGCGATATAACATCTGCAATATTAAGTGCAGCAGAGAAAAAAGAAAGATTAAATCAGTTAAGAGGCATATTTGACGGAAGAAATGCAGAAATAGAAAATGGTTTGAAAACATTAGGTGATGAAAATATGTATAGCAATAAAAATGTTTACAATGATGTAATGTCTATATTAACAGACTCTTCCGTTTATCAAAGCACCATAAATTTTAAAGATCCTATAATAGGTGAAGACGGATTATTACAGTTTGATGCTACCAAGTAAGGTATTTTATGGGAAAAATAAGAATAAATTTACCTAACGAGTCTGTGATTGTTACTATTGCAGGTGACACACCAACTGTTGAAGAACAATTAAAAATTAATAAATTCATAAAAGAAAGAAAAAAGTTAACAAAACAACCTTCTGTTAAAAAAGAAACTAAACCCGAACAAATGTTCGATACTAAATCTGGTGTACGCTTAGCTGGTTTACGTGCAACATTAGGTCTTTCTGAAACTAATGAAGATCAAATAGAAGCTCTTAAAAGCTATGGATTAGTCGAAGGTGATTACACTCGTGACAAAAGAGGTAGACTTGCTATTACACCTTCAGGTGGTAAAAAATTAAATTTAGATATAAAAATGCCTACACTTATTGATGAGTCTGGATTTAGTAAATATGACTTTCTTGATCTTACTGGTATAGTTCCTGAACTAGCAGGTGGTGTTGCAGGTGCTGTAAAAGGTGCTGCTTTAGCTGCACCATTCGGGCCGCTAGCAATGGTAGGAGCAGGTGCTGTAGGTGCAGCAGCTGGTGCAGGTGGTGGTCAGGCAGTAGAAGAATTGGGAGAAACAGCCGCAGGCATACAAGGTCAAAGTTTTAGTGAAGTGATGGGTGATGTGAAAAGTGAAGCTGCATTAGCGGGTGCTGTAGAACTAGGTGTTGGTCTTCCATTTTGGATGTTGAGCAAAGTATATAGAGCTTTCGGTGCTGGTAAAGAATTATCAAAAGCAGAAATAGAAGCCGCTGGTGGTGCTCTTAATAGAGAAGTAATTATTGATGGCAAAAAAGTAAATGTTCCTGTAACTCCTGCGTTGGGCTCTGTTGGTGCTCCATCTTTGTTGGCAAGAGCACAAGCAATTGGTGAAAAAATATTTGGTACGTCAACTAGATTAAAAAATAACAATGATAATATTCAAAAGATATTAGATGATTATAGAGCAAAAGTTGGTAAAGATGCCACTCCTGAAGAAATAGGTAACATATTGTTACAATCTAGTGAGGAAATGTACAAAAATGTACAAGGATCACAGGTTAAATCACAAAAAGTTGTGTTGAGTCAATTAGATGATTTAGTGCAACATATGGGAGCTGCTACAACTAAAAATTCTAATTTAGATGGAGAAGCTTTAGATTACCTAACAACAGCTTTTACACAAGCTAATAAAAATATAGCTGATAGTGCAAAACAAGTAGACTCTATATTGGAAAATTCTATCTTTCAACAAGGTATATTTAAAGAAAGTGGCATAGGAATACCTTATTTAAGGAGTATTAAAAAAGGTATAGACGATACAGTTCTTGATTCATCACAAAAAGATTTAATAGCTTTGTCTAAAAAAATAGAAGAATTTACAAAAATTAAAGGAACTCGTGGAGATAGACCAAGTTTATCTTTTTCTCAAATGTATCAATTAAGAGAAGCCATAGAGACTTTAAAAGGTAAAAACTTTAATATTGAATCAGCTAGAGGAGTAAAATCAGCTATAACACAAAAAGGTTTAGACCAGATGAATGATGTTATAAAAGAGCTAGATAAATTTATGACTCCTCAAAGTGTAGAAGATTTATTAAGAGGTCAAAGTAGTTTCATCAAAGACAGTGCTGGAAGAACTGTTCTTGATAGAGCAGATGCTTTAATTAAAGAACATCGTGATTTATACAATTCTACAATGAAAGTATTTTCAGATGTAGAAACAGCCAGTGGTATAAAAAATCTTAGAAACGCTGTTCAAACAGGTGAAGACATTGATGTTAAAGACATGATGGGATCATTAATTAAAAATAATCAACCAGAAACATTAAGAAAAGCTTTTGATGCTATTGGAACTGGTGACATAGCAGGTATAGGAAATAAAAAAGCTTTTAGAAAACTTATGGCAGGTCAATGGTTAAGAAACTCTATGATTAAATCAAACATTGATTCTTTGACTCCTGATAAATTTAACGGACAAATGTTCTTAAAAGACATAGACCAGTTAGGCAACACGGCTAAAGAATTGTTCGGGAACGAAACTGGAAAGATTCGTGAACTAGCAACAAAAATAGCAAAAACAGATTTTAACAATTTGACAAAAGAGACAATTGGAGAAATATGGGAGGGTAGCCCTAACACTATAGATGCTTTACAAGGCGTACTTAAAGCAACAAAGGATGAAGCAAATCTTAAAAAGTTTAACTTTCTTAGACAAATTAGTGAAGGTAGATTCAACGCATTACAAGCTGCTGATTCATTAGCTCAGGACACAATACAAGCATCTGAGGTTTCTCAAATACTTAAAAATTTAACTGAGCCACAAAGAGAGAAGGTAAAAGGATTTTATTTAAAATCTTTGATAGGAGACTTTGGATCCACTCCTTTGACTGATGCTAAAAGCTTAGGTTCTTTTGCAAAAAGATTAATAGATAGTAACAATTCTGGTAAATTAAAAGAATTTTTTGGTAAAGATTTAGCCAAAGATATGTTTGCATTTGGTAAAGAGATGGATTTTGTGTCAAGAACTGTACAAGGTGGTGATCTAGTGGCTGCTAACATTGCGGCTAGTCCGTTACAAAATTTAGGTAAAATTGCTCGTTATGCTGTTTTAAACAGAATATTAGGTGATAGAAATTTTTACAAAGAAGTTTTGGACAAATATGGAAAACAAGTTGGTAAAAATGTAGATAGAAGAAATGCTTTTGCTAGAGCATTTGGTGCAGCATTAAGAGCTGCTATACCTACAGCGAGACAAGCACCAGCACAAGCAATACAAACTGGCGTTCAAGAAACAGCAAAACAAGCCACAGCACTTATGGATAACACTGGCATCACAGATCAAATATCTAACATTCAACAAAACATACCAAACCCGAACATTTCTTCGGGTTTAGGTCAGATAAACGTGACACAACCAACTACAAGAACTGGTGGTATAGAACCAATTCTTGTACCTAATCCAGTAACAAGAGCAACATTTGGGAGTCAATAGTGGATTTAGAAAAATTAAAAGAACAACTTATCATTGATGAGGGGGTCAAATATGAAACATACCTCGATCACCTTTCGCTAAAGACCTGCGGCATAGGTCATTTGTGCAGAGAAGATGATCCAGAATATGATTTACCTTTAGGCACAAAAATATCTGAAGAAAGAGTAACAGAACTTTTTGAACAGGATATACAAACTGTTATACAAGACTGTAAAAAGATTTATGATGATTGGGATAAACTACCAGAAGAAGTAAAACAAATCATAGCAAACATGATGTTTAATTTAGGTAGACCAAGATACAGTAAGTTTCGCAAACATATACAAGCTGTTATGGATGGCAACTGGCAGGAAAGTGCAAATCAGATGCGTGACTCAAGGTGGCACAAGCAGGTTCCAAACAGAGCAGAGCGTTTATGTAAACGTATGGAAGAAGTTAATCTTTAATTTTACTTTTTAACATTAAAAATATTTCTGCAACTAATCTCATAGCTTGATGTGATGTTATTTCATATTGTTGAAATTTATGTTTCTCTTGTTTGTCACGTTCTAAAATATTAATTAATATAGGAGTGTTTTCTGCTTCCTGTGTTGCATATATATATACTTTTTTTTCCATCATATTTGTTTAGCAGAGCCAATACCCATATCTTTTATTTGATTACCATATCTAGCTCCAAACTCTTTTTTAACTAAATTAGCTATTTGTTGTCCGACTTTTCTATCTTCTTCTTCAGCTATTTTCACAAGTTGTTTATAAGTTCTAATATCTACACTTACACTTTTCCACTTTTCATTTGATGCCATATGATGTAACCTTTCTAAGATATGTTTAAAAAAAATATACACTATCCCACACGATATGGGAAGTATAATAAGTATAACGCTAAAAAAACTGACTTTATGGGATTTAAATTTGATTCCAAATGGGAAGCAGAGCGTTATGGTCAACTTGCTTCTATGCAAATGGCAGGGGTTGTAGAAGATTTGAGAAGACAAGTTAAGTATGATATTATAGTAAATGAACAAAAGATATGTAAATATATTGCTGATTTTGTTTACACATTAATACATGAAGATGGGAAAAAAGAAAAAATTGTTGAAGATGCAAAAGGGGTGCAAACCTCTGATTTTAAATTAAAAAAAAAATTAATGGAAGCTGTCTTTAACATAAAAATAAAAATTTCTAAAAAAAGCTCTTGACTTATTATGGGAAATTCCCATATTAGAGATTCCTAACCAAAAAAAGAAAGCGAGGTGCTCTATGACAAAAGTACAGTATGTAGATAATTTCAATTTAGCTTTGACACAAGCTACTCTTGCAGAGAAGCTTAAACAAGCTCAAAAAGATGTGCATGACTTCAATAAATTCTTAGAAGATCGTTACCTTGAGAAAGCTAAGGAAAAGCTTAATGAGGAGGGTAAAGACTTTGGTACTGCAAATATCTTTGATGGCAATCAAAAAGTTAAGATTGAGTTACGTAAAAAGGTTGAGTGGGATCAAGAAAGCCTTACAAAGTTTTTAAACGGTCTTACTCCCGAAGAAGCTAATCATTTAGCTAAATTTTCAATCAGTGTTCCAGAGGCAAAGTTTGCTAATGCACTACCTACTATGCAAGAGAAACTTCAAGAGTTTCGTACAGTATCTCTGCAAGGTGTAAAGGTAACTTTTGAGGAGCAAGAATAATGTTAAATATTATATCAGCAGAAGATCGTTTAAAAGAAAAACGTGGTCACAAAATAGTTATTGCGGGCATGAGTGGTGTAGGCAAGACCACTCTTGTCCGAACTCTCGACTCTGACAGGACTTTGTTCATGGACTTAGAGGCGGGTGATGCAGCTATAGAGGGATGGCCGCTAGATGTTATACGTCCTAGAACATGGGCTGAGTGTCGTGATTTTGCTTGTTTTCTTGGTGGGGCTAACCCTGCAATTAATGAGGAGCAGATATACTCAGAGGCACATTATGATGCTGTATGTCAAACATATGGTAATCCAAAACAATTATTAGATAAATACGATACGATATTTATTGACAGTATAACTGTCGCAGGTCGGTTGTGTTTTCAATGGTGTCAAAATCAACCAGATTGTAAGACTTCAAATGGTCGATTAGATACTAGAGCTGCCTATGGTATGCAAGGCAGAGAGATGATGGGATGGCTAACTCATCTACAACATATACGTGAAAAGAATGTTGTGTTTGTTGGTATCCTTGATAGTAGGACAGATGACTTTGGTCGTGCTGTCCATGACCTTCAGATTGAAGGTTCTAAAACAGGACGTGAACTACCTGGTATTGTTGATGAAGTTATTACTATGGCAGTGATGCCTGGTGATGAAAATAATCCACCATATAGGGCTTTTGTTTGTCACACATTAAATGAGTGGAATTACCCTGCAAAAGATAGATCGGGCAGATTAGATTTAATCGAAGAGCCTCATCTTGGTAAATTATTGCAGAAGATGTCTGGCAACAAACCAATAAGTGAACGTCCATTAAATTTTGATTTAGCTAACAAAGAAAGTGAGGTGAAACCTAATGCTTAATTTTAACGATGTACAACCAGATTCAAGTTCGGGAGAGTTTGAATTAATTCCTAATAATACAATAGCTCGTGTCGTGTTAACTCTACAAGGTGGCGATACACAAATACCAGAGTTTGGACAAGGCAACTTTTTTAAGTCTAGTTCAACGGGTAAAAGAGCTAAGTGGCTACCACTAGAATTCACTATCGTAGGTGGTGGTCATAACGGACGAAAAGTTTGGCACAGACTTTTTGTTGATGGAGACAAGATGAGTGAACGTAATGTTCCGATTGCTAAAGAGATTGGCTTGAGGACAATGAGGGCAATCATCGAAAGTGCAAGGGGTATTGATCCTAGTGATAGCTCATCACAAGCTCAACAAGCTAGACAGCTTAACAGTATTGAGCAGTTAAATGGTATGGAGCTATGTATTAAGATTGGTATTGAGGAAGGTACTAACGGATATGCAGATCGCAATCGAATGGTCGCTCCTCTTACTCCTAATCAAGCAGGTTATCTTGCAGGAAGTGCTAATCCTAATGCGGCACCGTCCAACACTGCAACACAACCTACCGTCAATCAATCTGACAACAATGTTCCAAGTTGGGCGAAATAACTTTAACTAAAAGAAAGCGAGGTGTTATATGCCAAATAAAATAGCAACTAAATCAACAGGGTTAACTGTTGAACAATTAAAACAATCTGAAATTACATTAAAGATTGTAGGCACGGGGCCGCTGATTTACAATTCGATGTCACTTAAAGCCATGAGCACATTGTTTATGGGAGCTGCTAAAAAAACGGCAGCTCAAAAGAAAGACATCAAACATAATCCCGAAGAAGAATTTGTGGATAGTTGTTACGTCAACGGTCAAGATGGTGCTTATCTTAGTTTTCCATCTACAGGTATCAAGAGAGGTATGGCAACTTCTGCTCTTGAAACTGAGGGTGTAACTAAAGCAGGTATTAATCGTGGTATCTACGTTGTGGGTGAGCATATTAATATTTGGGGTAAACCATATATGAATATGTCTGTTGTTCGTTCTTCTGATATAAACAGAACCCCAGATATTCGTACTCGTGCGAAGTTACCTAGATGGTGTTCTGAAGTCACTATTCGATATATTAATCCTACATTTAGTCAATTGAATATTACTTCTCTATTAACTAATGCAGGAACTTTATGTGGACTTGGTGATTGGAGAATTGAGAAAGGCGGCCCTATGGGTGGTTATAAAATCTTGGATACTCGAAATACTTCTTCAGACCAAAAACTTTGGGATGAGTTGACCAAAGAAGAGGGTGCTACTTGTCAGAAACTTGCTTTGGAAAGTCCAGAGATTGAGTCACATGACAATACAAGTCATCAATTATACGAAGCAATGCAAGAAGAGAGACTTAAAAGAGCTTCTCTTTTGAAAGAAGTTGCATAGTATGGCAAGAAGATTTGGTAAGAAGGATCGTGAAAAGATAATTAACGACTACCTTAACCAGACAGGCAGGAACAGTTATGTTCCTGCTGAGTTTGTCGATTGGATTCAAAGTCAACCAGAGCATCCTGTTTATAAATTGTTCGGTTTTGGAGATGATGAAAAGATGGCTTTAAAATATCGTATTCAGATAGCTAGACAATTTGCTACAGGTTGTAAAATTACAGTTCAATACAGGGATTTACCAACAGAAACAGTAGATGTAACTGATTCTATTACGGTAGAAGATACAAAAGTTGTTCGGTTTCCAACATTTATTTCACCCATTGACAATCGAGCTCAAGGTGGTGGTTATCAAAAGTTTGATTTGGACAATCCTGATACTGTTAAAGAATTATGTCGTCAAGCATCAAGAGAATTAAATGCTTGGATAAAAAGACATGAAGGTATTTGTACTCTAAAAAATATTGACATTGATAGATTGTCAGAGGTTGCTGACTCATTAGAATCAGAAAGTGTTTCTAGCGAAGCTAGTTAAACTTTTGTCCTGTGTCGAGGTGGGGTCAGGTCAGTTAGGCATATGTAGCGTTGGGTTATGTTAAGGCAGTTCAGATGGGTTTCGTTATGTTTGGGCGAGGTATTTTACGTTGGGGTCTGTTGAGTTTTGGCAGTTGCGTTAATTTTAGGTAGCACCAGCTACGGTTGGCTGTGGTGAGTTCTGGTGATTTGAGGTGGGGTGTGTTTTGTTAAGGCAGTTCAGTTGGGGTTGGGTTTGCTTGGTTCAGTTAGTATCAGTTGAGGCAGTTGTGGATATGGCGAGGAGAGTTGCGTTCAGTTCAGTTGCGTTTCGGCAGTTGTGGTCTTGTTAGTTCGAGTTGGGTGCGTTACGGCAGTTGGGGTGAGATGCGATATGTTATGTTGGTGTGCGATAAGTTCCGTTAAGTTAGGTTATGTTAAGGCTGTTCTGGCAAAAAACGGCTTCATATAAGAGCCGTCAGCGGGGTCTATTGACATATCCGTGTATGTTTATACCCTGTAAATATAAGGTTTTTTGAGTTTCTAGCGTCAACACCTCGATGTGCGTTAGGACTACGTTTGGGAAGTACGTAGGACGCAAAACTTCCCACATTATTGAAAGTGAGGTGCAAATGTTATTAAGACCATATCAAGAAGTTGCAGTTAATTCTGCATCGGAAGCTTTAGACAAGCATGGCAACACTGTTGTAGTTGCACCTACAGGAGCTGGTAAAACAATTATGTTATCATCTCTTATTGGTAAGCGTCATGGTTCACGAAAAAATGTTCTGGTTCTTCAACACAGAGATGAGCTAGTCAACCAGAACATAAGCAAGTTTAAACGAATCAATCCGAACATATCTACTAGTGTTGTTAATGCTGAACAAAAAGATTGGAACGGAGATGCTGTATTCTCAATGGTGCAGACATTATCCAGACCGAACAATTTAGATAATATGAAAGCTATGGATATGGTGGTCGTTGATGAAAGCCACCATGTCGTGGCTGATACCTATACTCGGATTATAAATCATGCAAAAGAGATTAATGATAAGGTTGAGATTGTTGGGTTTACTGCTACGCCTAATCGTGGGGATAAAAAAGGTTTACGTGAAGTATTCTCCAATTGTTCTCATCAGATTGAAATATCAACACTCATTCGTGAAGGTTTTCTTGTTGTTCCAAAAACCTACGTCATTGATGTAGGTGTACGCTCTGAGCTTCAAAATGTTCGGAAAACAGTGGTTGATTTCGATATGGATCAAGTAGCTCGTATTATGAATAAACGAGCTATCAACAAACGAGTTGTTGATGAATGGAAGAATAAAGCAAGTGACAGAAAGACTGTAGTGTTCTGCTCAACAGTTGCACACGCAGAAGATTTATGTGAGGAGTTTGTAGAACAGGGTGTCAAAGCTGAGACTGTCACAGGAGATACTGATAAAAATGTTCGGGCTAATATCCTGAATGATTTAGCCAATGGTGATTTACAGGTTGTAGTAAATGTGGCTGTATTAACAGAGGGCTTTGATGCACCACCTGTATCCTGTATCATACTAACTCGTCCGTGTTCTTATAAAGCTACAATGGTTCAGATGATTGGTCGGGGCTTACGAACTATAGATCAAAATGAAAACCCGAACATAATTAAAACAGATTGTATTGTCTTGGATTTCGGAACTTCTGTTCTTACGCATGGATCATTGGAAGATGATGTCAATCTTGAAGGATCGGAGTCAAATATTCAAGGTCAGGCACCAGAGAAAGTTTGTCCAGAATGTGACTCGGTTGTTCCTTTGAGTGTCAGAGAATGTCCTATGTGTGGATACGAGTTTGGTAAAGGTCAAGATACAGATTTAGAAGAGTTTAATATGACAGAGATTGATCTGATTGATCGATCTCCTTTTAGATGGATGGATTTGTTCGGTACAGGAAAATGTTTATCAGCTACAGGGTTTAATGGTTTTGCACTCGTTGCTGATCTTGGCGATCTATCCTGTGGCATTGTAAAGCGTTCTGGTGGCAAGTTAAGAATGGTCAGTATAGGAACAAAGCAACAGGCTATAGCCTCTGCTGATGACTTTCTAAGAGAGATTGAAGATAATAATAGTGCTCAAAAGGGCAGAAGGTGGTTGAACGAACGAATTAGTGATAAGCAAAAAGATATGTTAGGAAGGTCAGGTGTTGTTGTATCTGGATTTGATTTTTCATGGACTAAGTATAGAGCTGCTTGTTATTTAAATTATTTATGGAACAAAAGCAGAATAGATTCTATGATAAACAATGTAATAAAAAAGGATGTAGCATAATGACTCAAGTAGAAATTAAAATGGTTTTAAATACAAAGAACGGACAAATGAACTTAAACTTCTTTACTTCTGTTGAGGGTATCTTTTTTTCTGAAGATGAAATAATGGATAAGATTAGTTCTATTATGGAGAAGAAGTTATATGAAAATAGTTGTGAAGTAGAGAACGGTTATGGAATTGCTTTTTACGAAAGTGAGGAACTATTTACATTATCATTTATGAAAACTGATGAAGGGGAGCTTAAAAAATGGAGCGAAATGAAAGAGATGTCGAACCAGACACTACACTAAAAAAGATAGGAAAATTGTTCGGTCAGATAGGTTGGAATAAAAAATTCACAGAACTTGATGAGCAAGATGTGCTATATTTGGTTATGTCTATACAAAAAATGGAGAAATTAGAAGATGCAAACGAACTTGTCGAAACTTATCTGGCAGCAATCTGGCTCAAATTCAACATCAGCGATAAAGAGGCAGAGTTCCCATTCGGACGAAATGTGTCAAAAGATTCAAGAAACAGTTGATGAATCTATTAAAGAGGCGAACAAAAGTCAGAAAAGACGAACATATCTTGGTGCCTCGTCTTTGGGGGAGCCCTGTTCTCGTAGAATACAATATAGATTTATTGGTCAGGAACCTGATAAAGAAAGTGAGTTCAGTGCTAAGCTTCTGCGTATATTTCAATTCGGTCATACAATTGAAGATATGGCACACGGTTGGTTAGTTAAGGCAGGTTTTGATTTGAGAAGCACAGACAAAAATGGCGAACAATTTGGTTTTTCAATTGCTGATGATCAGGTCAAGGGTCATATAGATGGTGTCATATGTGCAGGACCTGATAAGTTAAAATATCCTATGTTATGGGAGTGTAAGTCAGCTAATGATAAGAGTTTTAATGAGTTTGTTCGGAAGGGTGTTAAAAATGTTAATTTAACGTATGCTTCACAGATTGCATTGTACCAAGCATACATGAATTTGACAGAGAACCCAGCTTTGTTTACGGTAGTTAATAAAAATAATTGTGAAATATATTATGAGCTTGTTGATTTTGATAAAGTTTTAGCTCAAAAGACAAGTGATAAAGCTGTTGAAATTTTAACAGCAGTTAAACATAATGAAATATTACCAAGAGTTGCTGCTAACTCTGATTACTTTTTATGTAAAAGGTGTGAATTTAGAAGTAGTTGTTGGAAAAAACCCGAACAAGTTTGAGCTTGTCCGGGAGAAATAGAGTGTATAGGAGTCAATATAATGCGTGTTTTACCATTTGACAATACTAAATCTAGTATGTCAGCGAGTGAGTTAGTCGAAGAGATTAGCAAGAAGGTACCTAGACAGGTACAAATAGATGTATTAAGAGAAACATTTCCACAGGGTAGGGTTACTGGTGATCTGTTTACAATCGGGTCTACTTCAGGTGAGTCTGGTAAATCCCTGAAGATAGATATTAATCCTAGAAGCCCATACTTTATGAAGGGTCAAGACTTCAACGGCGGCGTTGGAATCGGTGGCATAGTTAAGATCTTAATGGAAGGTAGAGGTCTTAGATTACCTGAGATTAAAGAGATGTTCTCTGAGTACGTAGGTGAAACCCGAAAATTTGTTCGGGAACAGCCTGCCGAGAATCCAGTAAAAGTCCAGATTAACTGGCAAACACCATACGATTCTGAGTATTTATACAAAAATTCCGATGGTCAGGTGATTTGTTCGGTTCGTAAGTATCTTGTTCGGGATGGATCAGGTGCTCCGATGTTGGACACACACGGTAAACCAAAGAAAGAGTTTAGGCAATTTACTGGAGAACACCCGTATCCACGTATGCCTGATGTCAGACCCCTGTATAATATTCCGAACATATTGGCTTCGGATACAGTTATCTGGGTAGAAGGTGAGAAATGTGCAGATGCCTTAAACAACTTGGGCTACACAGCAACCTGTACAATGGGTGGTGCAGGTATGCTTACCAAGAAGTCAGCGTCACAGTATGATTTTTCTCCATTGCAAGGCAAAGAGCTTATTTTATGGGCTGATAATGACAACGCTGGTAAGAAATTAGCTGAGCTAGTTCAGGAGTTAGCCCTGAACGCTAATGTTAAGTCAGTCAAGATGCTTACTCTACCAAGAGGTAAACCAGAGAGATGGGATGTCGCAGATGCAATAAGTGAAGGCTTCGATATAAATGAGTTCTTAAATACTACGAGCAACTTTACACGTCAGAACATAAATCTTCTGGACGACAGCTTATTGGTATCGAGATTCGTTGGTCCTGCACCCGAACAAAAGTTTCTGGTAGACGGCACGTTTCCTTTGGGGGTACCAATTATATTATCAGCTGCGGGTGACGCAGGTAAGGGTATGCTTACACTGGATTTAGCTATGAAAGTTACTGGTGCCTTCCCGATGCGTAATTCGTTCGGTGGTAATGTAACCGAGTTTGGTAACGTGGTTATCTTCACAGCAGAGGACGATGAAGCAGAAATGCACAGACGTATAGAGCGTTTAGACCCGAACAATGAAAGATTCGAGTATGAAAATGAGCTTCGGGTTGTATCATTACCTAATGTCGGTGGCGTGTTTCCTGTACTACAAAGCGTACACGGTGAGCTAACAACTTCGGCAGAGTTCGAGCGTATATACGAACAAATATTACAGATTAATAACCTGAAGCTTATTATCTTCGATCCGTTAGCTTCGTTTGTTCACGCAGATGTGAATTCTGATCCATCAGCTGGTGCAGCCCTGACAGGACTGATGTCTAAGATTTGTTCGGAAACAGGAGCTTCGGTTATGATGTGTCATCATATGACAAAGGTTAAGGACGACACAGTTATATCAACACCAGAACAAGCTAGAAATCTTATCAGGGGTACGTCAGCGATTGTTGATGGTGTGCGTTGTGCGTTTGCATTGTGGCAGTTGGATGAGAATACAGCAAAACGCCAGTGTAAGGAACTTAACATAGAATACCAGAGAAACAGGTGTTTTGACGGAGCAGTTGTAAAGTCGAACGGACCAGCCAAACGCCAGATACGCAAATTTGTTCGGGATTTAAATACTGGACTGTTGGTAGATCGGACTGAGGATATGGTTCAACTTAACTCTGGAACTAATCGAGATTTAAGAAAGAGTGCATTGTACGAATGGATTAATCGTTGTGAACGTGAAGGTAGAGCCCTGTGTCAACAGGGGGGTGCTGATTCGTTGTCTAATCGTATGACTGATGCCGATGCACCAGATGCACTGGCAAATCTGTCTCAACGTGTACTGGACGGAATTGTTCGGGAATTAATTACTGAAGGTAGAATCGATAAGTTTAGTTTTAGCACGGCGGGTGGTCGTAAATGGCTTGGCACTGTCAACGGTCTGATGAGTCGAGGCGAATATGAAGCAACAACAGCAACGGATAATGTATGATGGAATACATAAGATACTATGAAACTCATATTGATTGTGATTGGTGTGGCAGACAAACCAGAGGTCGGATCTACAAAACCCGAACAGATGTCAGTTGTGGATCCTGTAACAGGCAGCTGAAGGAGTTAACAAAAAGAGAAATAGCAATAATAAAAAAAAGAAATAAAAATGAATGACTTTAAAAATAAAAAAGTTTTGGAAATAAAAAAAGAGGAAACATACGAGTGGCTAAAAAGATTACATTATGCCAAGAGAATACCGTCAATATCTTATTCGTTCGGGTTATACTTACATAAAGAATTAATTGGTATAATAACTTATGGCTCACCACCGAGCTCATCTCTTTGTATTGGAGTTTGTGGCGAACAATTTAGAGATAAAGTTATCGAGCTCAATAGATTATGTTTAATTGATAATGATAAAAACAATGCGTCCTATCTTGTTGGTAATAGTTTAAAGTTATTACCCAAGCCCCAGATAGTTGTATCTTACGCAGATACAAGTATGAACCATACAGGATATATTTATCAAGCTACTAATTTTATATACACAGGATTGTCAGACAAAAGAACAGAGTGGCGAATAAAAAATTCTAATATGCACTCAAAGACAATATGTGAGAAGTATACTTTACAGGAAAGAATGAATGACAAAGATAAGTTTGAGGTAGTCGATAGACCAAGAAAACATAGGTATATATATTTCTTAGGAGACAAAAGACAAAAGAGAATATTTAATCAAAATTTAAATTATCCTATACATTCTTACCCAAAAACAGAAACGCTGAACTATAGGATAGACAACAAAGTTTCAACACAAATGATATTAATTTAAAAAAAAATAAAAAAAACTCTTGTAATAGGAAAAAAGTTCCTTATATTACTATCATACACTAACAAACGAAAGCGAGGTGCTAAATGTATAAAAATATTAATATCCCATCAGACAGAAAATTTTTCTTACATTATGTAGACAAGACAATGAATGACAAAGGTAAGTTTGAAAATAATGTGTCAGGAGATGTACTACATACACAAGTGTATGGTTTGTATAATAAAGATTTAGTTAACGTGAGTAATCTTGATGTTGGCAAAAAAGTTTATGTCACAAGTTACGATAACAAAATTGTAGTTAAGAGGGTTGCCTAATGACTAGACCATTAGTTAAAAGAATTGATATGGCTTTGCACGTACAAGAGTTATGTGCAGAGCATGACATCACTGTTAAGTATCAATCATTGAATGATACAGACCCACGTTATTATGCAAACCCGAGACACAAGTTGATTTGCATTAGACCAACAAAGAACACGGGTTTTTATGTTTCGGCATTACACGAGATTGGTCATTTGATTGGACCTGCACAAGGCAGAGAAAATGATCTTATGGAGAAAGAGATTGGTGCTTGGAAGTATGCTATGTCTGTTGCGATTGTATGGACAGATACTGCTAGTAACGTAATGAAACGTGCATTGATGTCATACGGTATGCCACAAGGTCATTGGGATGAAGTCTTTAACGAGTGTCGTGCTTATGCTGAGAACTATAGAAGTTTAACTGTGGGTGTTGCAAATGTCAGTTAAAGCTAGAAAAGTTCCTAATGTTAGAAATGAAATTGTTGACGATTGGTATGGATCAATCGTTGACAAAGAATGGGATGAATATGAAGTTGGTTCTTCTTTCTTAGTGGAAGAACCATACTCAAAAGCGAAACCACGTCCAAGAAAGTTTGGTACAGACTCAGAAATTTATTGGACATTTAATATTGATGAGGTGCAGTAATGGGTTATCAATGTGTAGAGTGTGAACAAGAAGTTAAACCCGATTGGGTTTCTCACGAAGATGAGAATGGTAATTTAATTTGTGTAGATTGTGAAAGTAGAGGTGAAAATGAAAGAGACTAAAATTAGATATGGATTGGAAGATATTCTAGTTGATAAAGATGTGAAGTTACCGAAGTATATTAAATTTGTTGATGAGGACGGTAACGAATATGAAACAGAAATTTATTTTATGGGAGAAGAGGAGACAGAAGTTTGAATTGGATAGAGGGCAATAAACAAAAGATTTCTAATTTGGAGTTTGCATTAGATTACTTATGCAGAGCTGCAAAGCGAGATATATTTATTATCCCACCCGAAAAGGAAAAAGATCATATAGAGTATCTTAAGAAAGAAATAGAAAAAACATTGAAGATGTTAAAGAGTTAGGGGGTGTTGTTCAAGCTTTCGTGATGGCGAGTAGGCACGTCATAACTATAGATCACAAGGTAAAGTTGCCCCCAAAATTGATTTATACGATTTTACCTTTGTGCAAAATATTACGGACAACGTAAAAGTATGTAATAAAATCTATAGGATGCCTACACAAAAGGCTCGTTTTAAGAGCCGTCAAAGGGGTATAAATATATGTCCGTGTATGTTTGTACCCTATATTTTTAATAATCGGAGTAGAAATAGATGACAAAGTTTAGCGATGAATTTATAAAACAAGTTAAAAGTTATTGGGAAGATAACAAAGGAAAATTTAAACATACCGAAGAATCGGGAGTTCACAAAAAAATAAATGTCGATAAAAAGTTCGGGTTACAGGACTTGGCAGAACATTTTAAAATTACCGAATCACAAGCAAGAAGAATTATTTATGTGAAGAAACAATGATGTTGGAGACAGCAACAGCTTTGGTTTGCATGAGCTATGCTATATACTTTGAGGCTAGGTCTGAGCCTATAGTGGCACAGCTGGCAGTGGCTCAAGTTATAAATAACCGGGTTAATGATCAAAGATTTCCGAATACAGTGTGCGAAGTTGTTACTGACGGCTTACGATATTCTTGGGATAGTCGAAAAATTGTTCGGGATAAGTGTGCGTTTAGTTTTTATTGTGATGGCAAACCAGAAGTAATTGATGATGTCAAAGCTTATGATTGGGCTGAGGCAATAGCTTGGGTTGTTCTAAATGAACAAATTAGTATTGACGTTACCGATGGTTCGACACATTATCATGCTGACTATGTTAGCCCTTATTGGGCTAATGCTTTTACACAAACAGTGTGTATTGATACACATTGTTTTTATAGATGGGAGCACTAGTATGGGTGAAGTAATATTATTCCCTATCGGGAAGAACAAGAAGCTACAAAAAGAGCTTTTGTTTGCACAAAAACTGCGTTGTCCAGAGTGTAATAAATTAAAAGAGGATGATTGGTTTATCACGTATAAAGATAAGACATATTTATGCGTTGATTGTAGTTATGAAATGGGTGAAAATGAGCACGAAACGTGAACAACAGGTTACGGGTTACGAAGTTACGGTGGTAAGTAAATTGGTCGGTAACTTGTTAAGTATTTGTTTTTATTGGATTAATCGGGAAGTGGTTACGGTGGTTACAGGCTATTATGGTAAGTTAATTATGGATGCTAAGTCATTGATTTTATTGCTACTTACCAACTTACCGAGACTTACCCCCTATAGGGGGTATAGGGGGGTGGTAAGTAACCCACCACCTCCCCCTATATTTTTTTTAGCGTCCAACACGATAAATTGTTCGGAGTTGATGATTACGAGGGAGGAACATTTACACTATGAGTAGCACATATAAAGTTAAAAGAGATAAGACACATTCAACGTCAAGAGGTTGGGAGAAGGAGCAGAAGAAACAATCGAAGGCAAGAGATAGAAGGTTTAACAAGCAATTAGCAAAGGAAAGATAATGAGTAAGGTAGGCGAAACATTAACGAAAGAACAAAGCAAGGCAGGTTGGAAAAGACTTACTGCAAAACAACAGAAGTTTTTAGATAACTTTATGTATCGGGATATGACACAAACTGCTTCAGCACGAGAAGCTGGATACAGTAACCCAACGGTTGATGCTGTTCGGCTTTTACGTAACCCTGTAGTACAGGAACGGTATCAGGAGATGCGTATGGAGGCTAACGCCAAGTTCGGGGTGACTGTTGAGAAATCTGTTCGGGATTTATTAAAGATGCGTAACGAAGCTTGGGATAATGGCAAGATCGGGGAGGCAATACGTGCAGAGGAGCTCAGATTAAAGGCGACAGGACTACTGGTTAACAAACAACACGTGATGCACGAAGATATGAACTCTCTCAGCAGAGAGCAAATCATTGAAAAACTGGAAGAATTTAAAAATATAGCCGTTGGAAGGATGCGTAACGTAACGCCAGATAAAGATGTTCGGGTTCAGATAGTCGAAAATAGCGAACAAGTGGGAGATTCTGGGAAATAACACCGTCACGGGGGGTAAACGCTCACCCTGATCGGGAGATTCCCAGATCGGGCACCAGTTTCCGTGAAGACATCCGAATAATTGTTCGGGAAAAAAGAAGCCCGATCCTGAGATCGGGCTAAGTGAGGAAAATTTATATTATTCTCGGAGGAAACAATGAGAATGATTTAGATATATACCTGAAGGATCTGGCTGTCAACCTTCCAGATCCTGAACCCGAACAATTGTTCGTAATACGCCCAGCTGTCAGGATCTTACGACTGGATTTGCAGTTGTAAAAAAAATAAAAAAAAACTTGCACATTACTTGAAAATAGGAAATAATTACCTATATATATATTATACATAATAAACACGGAGGTAATACAATGTATGTAAAAGCAATTAATCGTAAGCATAGAAACGCAATCAGCAAATTCAAAAACAGAGTTGCGTTAGATATGTTAGCTAAAACTGATTATAACAAATTAAAGAAAGTGAGGAAGAAACTAAATGAAACAAAAAACTAAACTATATTTTGCTTATGGGTCAAATCTTAATTTGACCCAAATGGCACAAAGATGTCCAAATGCTAGACAGTTGGGTGCACAGTATATTCCCAATTGGAGGTTGGTATTCAGAGGTGTGGCAGACATTGAACCAACGAGGAGTAACGATGTATTCCTACCCGTTGGTATTTGGGAGATTACTAAAGATTGTGAAGATAGATTAGACATCTATGAAGGCTTTCCACATCTGTACAGAAAGATCACTGTCAATGGTATGATGACATACACTATGAATCAGAAAGATGTATCTTCCCCTAGCACACATTACTTCAATAGCATCTTGGATGGGTACAAAGACTTTGGTCTTAAAACGAATCATCTGTATGAAGCTTTGGGTTGGTCGCACTACAAGTCTAATCAATTTGATAATGTGACTAGAAACAATTCGGTCAGATCTTTTCATCGGGTAAAAATTTGATCGGGAAATAAGTTCATCGGGAAAAATCCTTGTCAGGATTTTCCCCTGAAGGGTGGCTTCGCCACCCTTTTTTTTTATATATATATAAAAAAAAATTTAAAAAATTTTTAAATTTTTTAAAACACGAACAATTGTTCGTGAAAATTGCTGTCTGAAAGACAGCAATTTTTATTAAAAAAACTTTAAAAAAATCAATGTTTTACTTGAAATATAGGTAATAAATGACTATATATTATATATAACATTTTAAACAACAAACACGAAAGCGAGGCAAAAATGTTTACACAAAATTCTAGTCCTATAATAGGAATTGAAATTGAAACCACACTTAGGAATTGCAACAGTGAAAGCGAAGGTATACGCAAGATCAAAGATGCACTTGAAAATTGGGATATCAACAATTCAATTGATTGGTGCACTGTAAAACGTGATGGCACGACTAGTGCCGAAACAGTATTTGAGGTAATACTGCCGCCAATGGCATACGATGATTTAGGCAATTGCAATTTATCGCATTACTTACAAACAATTCAAAGTGCACTTGAAAGTATCAATGCAAAGATCACAGTTAAATGTGGCGGGCACGTTCATTTTGGTATGGAATGGCTAGACACTACAAAACAGAGTGTTAATGATTTTAATCAAATGCAGATTAATGCTATACGTGTTAGCAATCGTTTTTACTCTGATAACAAAACAGACGTGATGCCATTTCAATTAGCTAAGGCTGTTGGTTATCGTTATGGTTTAAACCAACAAATCTTTAACAAGATTTTACCTAATAGCAGAACCAATAATACTTACTGTAGACCAATAGACAGTAAAGTTAATTCAAGTGAATGGAACCACGCAAATACACTTGAACAATTAAACAGAGTTATTGGCGGCAAGTTTAATGCAGTTAATTATGAAAATTCTTGGAATGGCAAAAAGACAATTGAATTCAGACAGAACTCTGGTTCAATTGAAGCAGTAAAGATTTTAAATTGGGTTAAATTAATTACCAATCTTTACAGAACTACAGACAGGCATTTTTTACAATATCAAAATGACATTACAGAGAGCACGACACCAGACCAGCCTTATAGAATTGGAACAAGGCTTGCAGAGATTTGGAGTTTATGCAGATCAGAGAATGGTGCAACAGTTCAAGATTTGATGTTGGCAACAGGTACAACAAGATCAAATATTGCAGGACGTATCTCTGAGATGAGGTCTAGATTTGGTGACGGTTCAATTGTCACAAGTACACAACAAGCTAACGGCAGGTCCTATGGTAGCGGCGATGAGTTCGCAAGTTATAAGATTTTAAAAACTTTTAGAACTGGTTCTAATACTGTTGCTATAATACCTGACAATAGAGCAGGCAACCCGTCTATTTGGTACGGTATTGACGATGATTTATACGATTACTTTCACAGCAGAGCAGAGAGATTTCAATAGCCTCTCAGCCTCTTTAAAACTAGCCCACTTCGTGGGCTAGTTAGAGAAAAAAAGCCCTCCTACGGAGGGCTTTTTTTATTCCGTCCTGCGGACGGGATCGGGATTTTGACCCAACTGACGGGCTTCAATCGGACAGGTACCCTACTGTATCATCGGTCGGATCGGCTCGCTACGCTCGCCGGTAGAGCCCCCTTCGGGGGCACCTCGCTCGGGCAAGCCTCGCGAGGCAAGTTTTAGACAAACGCCCAGAAAAATTTTTTAAAAAAATTTTACATTGATTTTAGGCAAAAATTACCTATATATAATATAGAAACAAAAAGAAAGTGAGGTAAACTATGAAAAAGTTCAAACTAGAAGAAAAAGTGTTTGAAGCTGAGGATGCAATGGGTGTGATTGACTTTATGCGTAAGGATTCTTGGTCTGAGACACAGAACGATAAAGAATTTTTAAGAAAAACAGCTAAATATGCAAACATGTGGTCAGGTAAAAGCTTCAGATACAACTCAAAAGAGGCTCTTGTTGAGGATTTACTGTCATCAGGACTGTTAGTAGAGGTACAAGATGGAGAGAGTTAAACACAGCAAGTGGAAACCTACAGATTTACGTGGAATTCGCAAGAAACTTGGCTTGACACAGGCAAAAATGGGAGAGAAAATAGGTATCTCGCCTCGTATGTTTAGGTTCTATGAGTCTGGAAGCACAAAAGTATCGTTAGTTATGGAGTATGCGATGAAATATTTAATTGAAAAGGAGTTAGGCAAGGAAGAATTTGCTAAATTAACGCCTTTTGAACGTGAACGTATGGAAAGATTGCGTGATGGCATAGTGAAAGAGTTAGACAAGGGTGATAATGACCCACAATTTAGCCAAATTTTTAGAATGTGTCGTCAGGCAGTAAAAGAATTCGATAACATATTGTCAAAATAAAAAAAATATCGTAGTGTTCTTGTAATAGCTATTAAGAGGGCACTACGAATGACAAATTACATGGCTACAGGTATGGGTGGACAGCCTCAACCACAACCTAAACCATCTCCACAGGGGCAATCATCCCCATCTATGAACATGAATGTATCTCCTGAGAAAAGAAATGCGTTAAAAAACTATCTTGAGGGATATAAAGATGCGATCCAGAAGAAAACTATGGATCAGCTTCTACCGAACATATCAACACCTCAGATGCCTATGCAACAACCGATGCAACAGCCTATGATGATGAACATGGGTGGTGCTGTCGATGTCTTTGAGCCACAGTACATGAGAAATGGTGGTGTTACAGTTGGTAGTAATTTTACAAACAAGGATTTAAAAGGTGACAGGAATCGTAAAGATTCAATAGATAAAGTCATAGATATATTAGATGAGAGATCAGCACCTGTAAATGTTGGTATGATGCCTGAGCGTAGAGGTGATATAACTATCCCTATGGAAGAATCTACTTATGTTCCGTTTGATAATATAATTCAAAGAGACAGAACAATGGGTCAAACAACTGATTTAAATTATCAAATGGATCCACAGGATAATTTAGGTTCTGTTCAAAGTCCATATGCCACTTTTAATCCTGATTCAGCTAATTTTTCTGATTTCATGTCTGGAGATGTTAATCCCATATCAAAAGACGTATCTGGTTACTATAGATCAGCAGATGATCCTGCACCACCAGAAGAATATTTTGATGAAGGTTTTATGAAATCGCAAAAGAGTATGTTTGCACCTTTTGTTAATAAAATAGGTATGGGTATTATGGGTTATAGCGATCCATATGAGTTATACAAAGCAACACAAGCAACATTAGATGACGAAAGTACACAATCAAGCATTGCAAGAGACAGGTTGAAAGACCAAGAAAGAGCAGAAAGAAAACTAGCTGAAGAGCAACGCATGAGAGCTATGATACAAAGTATGTTGCCACCAGCTGTAGAGACAGTTGATCCTACAGAGACAACAGCACCGATAGCTGATGTAATTACACCTACAGAGCCGACTAGCCCTGTTGTAGAATCAACAAGAGTTCCAGATTTTACTATACCTGCGTTGCCAAGTTTACCTGCAACATCACCATTGTTGCCACCAGGTATATCACCAGAATTGTTAAGAAACTTATTTAAGTTACAGGGTGTTCCTGCAACACAAATGAATCAAGGTGGTTCTGTTAACAAACTTGATACAGCAGTTGACAATTTTCTCAGTGCTGTTAGACAGTGACAATATCGAGATCAAAAATCCCTCAACAAGTCAGTAAAGGAGCAAATAAAATGATGAAGAAAAAGGGTTATAAAATGGGTGGTAAAGTAAAATCCAAAGGAATGAAAAAAGGTGGCAAGGTCAAAGCCAAAGGCATGAAGATGGGTGGTAAGATTTCACCTAGAAAGATGATGGCTAAAGGCATGAAAATGGGTGGTAAGGTTAAGACCAAAGGCATGAAAAAAGGTGGTGCTGTTGGTGGAATGACATTAGCCAAGATCAGATCAGCTGCTAAAAGCAAGGGATATAAACTAGTTAAAAACTAATGCCGTATTTACAGAGTAATATACCTCACTTCAAGTGTTGGGTGAGGCGGGAGTACACCTGTAATCACGACAAATATCACGGAGAATTCTTACACGCAATGGCAATAGCCGTAACGACTATGCCGAACAGATGTTTGAGTTTTCAAGTAATTTTTACTGGTTCGGAAACCGATGGAACAAAAAGTCCGAATGTTCATGGTGGGGCTATGTGGGCGAGGATGCCTATCACTGGCTTGATGGCAGACATACCTGTTGAGGAGTGGCCGGAGCCGATGGACACACATGATGCCCAGCCTTGGGATTGTTCATCTCATACCCACGCTGTTTACACTTTAGATAGAGCTACACCTTGCCCTTGGTTGGCAAAGATAGGTAGTGAGATGTATCCAGCTAAGTATCTGTTTACTGTTGATTATACAGATAGTGAGATAGCAGACGACCCTGCACAACACAAGCAAAGTCATGTTATGTATTTGCTAGATGCAGGTGAATGGACAGGTAATGTTGTAGCATTACCGAACAACAGAGTTAGAGTTACGCACCCCGCTTGGTTTCAAACAGGCGAGGGTGCACCAGATTTTAGACCTTCTCAGCATATACATTATTCAAAGTCTGATTTAGACTACACATTAGATGTAAACAGGATTTTTGATAACTTGTATAATGACGAATAACTTTAACATACCAACTGAATATCTCACCGATGATGAAATGGCTAAACTCGGTGAGATTGTTAATCGTTTAGATGATTTAAACAAAAGAGATACGTATCAGACAAAATTCATAGATTTTGTTAAACACGTATGGCCGGCATTTATTGAGGGTAAGCATCACAAGATATATGCAGAGAAGTTACAGAATGTCGCAGATGGTAAGTCAACACGTTTGATTGTCAATATGCCACCACGACACACCAAGTCAGAGTTTGCGAGTTATCTGTTCCCCTCTTGGCTGATGGGTCGTAAGCCGACAAGTAAGATTATACAAGCGACACACACCTCTGAGTTGGCTGTAGGTTTTGGTCGTAAGGTTAAGAACTTGATTGATTCACCAGAGTTCTCTGACATATTCCCTGATGTATCGTTAGCATCTGATGCTAAAGCATCTGGTCGTTGGTCTACAAATAAGGGTGGTGAATACTATGCTGTTGGTGTCGGTGGTGCATTGGCGGGTCGTGGTGCTGATTTGCTTATCATTGATGATCCTGTTTCTGAACAGGATGCGTTGAGTCCTTCTGCTTTAGACAATATCTATGAGTGGTATACTTCTGGGCCGCGACAGAGACTTCAGCCTGGTGGGTCGATTATTGTTGTTATGACAAGATGGAGTGTCCGTGATCTTACAGCTAAGGTATTAAAGAAACAGGCTGAGGGTGGTGCAGATCAGTGGGAGGTTGTTGAATTTCCAGCTATATTCCCCGACACAGACAATGTACTTTGGCCGGAATACTGGAAGAGAGAAGAGCTAGAAGCAGTTAAATCATCTATTCCCGTTGGTAAGTGGAACGCACAGTATTTGCAGAATCCCACTGCTGAAGAAGGTGCGATTATCAAAAGGGAGTGGTGGAACATCTGGGAGAACGATGAACCACCACATGTAAGTTATATCATACAATCTTACGATACTGCATACAGTAAATCTGAAAGGGCTGACTTTTCAGCTATAACTACTTGGGGTATATTCACACCTGTAGACGGTGAAAGTGAGGCTATTATTCTACTTGACGCACAAAGAGGGCGTTGGGATTTTCCAGAATTAAAAGAAGTTGCACATCAATTATATAACGAATACGATCCTGATATGATATTGATAGAACAAAAAGCGACAGGTATGCCGTTGACACATGAGCTAAGACGTATGGGTATTCCTGTGACACCTTTCACACCAAGTCGTGGTGCAGATAAATTTACACGTATGAATTCTTGTGCTCCTGTCTTTGAAAGTGGTATGGTTTGGCGACCTGACACAAGGTTTGCAGACGAAGTTGTAGAGGAATGTGCATCGTTTCCAAATGGTGAACATGACGATTTAGCTGATAGTATGACACAAGCCATCTTGCGTTTTCGTCAAGGAGGGTTTATCATCACTCCAAACGACTACGAAGATGATGAATATTACCGAGAGAAAAGGGAGTATTATTAAGCTGTGGAAAAAGGTTTTGGCATTGGTGATGCAAACATTTTTGACTTACAGAATGTTTTTAATCCTGTAAAAAAGTTTGCTAGTGATGTCATAGCCGATGTCAAAGAAAACAAAGCTGACTTACTTCCCTACATGGGTATTGGTGCCACAACTGACATAGCTGGTTTTCCTGCTGATATGTACAGTTTGTATGGTCAGCTACGAAAAAGTATGGGTGTTCCGAATTTAGCAAGTGTAATAGGGCCGCGACTTGAAGAGGTCATAGGCTCTGAAGCTCTTAAAGAAAAATTAGCACTCCCTGCACTGAAACAAATGGGTATTGAGCCTAAAGAAGGAACTTACACAGAATTTATAGGTAGAGGCATAGGTTTACCAGGTGCTGGTTTAGCAGTAAAAGCTGGAACAGATATTAGCAAAGGACTTGGAGAAGTTGCACTAAAAGCCTTAAAACCAGATGAGGTTGCTATGACACCTGAAGGTTTTGCAATGCCTATTAGAAAAGATTCTTCTGTTCTTGAGATGAGTGGTAAGGCATCTGGTACTGGTCAATACTCTGATGAACTTACAAAACAGATAGAGGGTTTAGAGGATACCAACCCTGATATATATAAGTCAGCACAGGCTATGGTCAAAGGTAATAATCCTGAAGATCGTATTAAAAAAATGATTGAATCAAGATTAGCACCAAAACAAAAGGTTTTGACAGAACAAAAAACTCAAGATTTAAATTTTGTTTCTCCTGAAAATGTTTTTCCCGAAGATTCAAGAATGTATTTACAATCAGTTGCTTTATCAAAATCAAGAGCAGATTATAACAATCAACCTTATTCTCTTGAAGAAAGAAATCAATTTGTTAGAGAAAGACCTATTCATTTTAATTCTGTTGTTCTTGCTAGACAAGCTCTGATTGATAGTCCTGATGGTAAATTAACTGGTAAAGAAATATATAATCAAATTAAAAATGCTCAGTTAAAAGCTGGTGAAGAATTTAATGTAGACACTGGTAAATTAAAAATTTCTTACGCTGGAGTTAGAGACAAAGAATTAAAAGATACAGGATTAAACAAATTAAAAGATAATGATGATTTATTTGAATTAAGTCCTGATCAACAAACTTTAGTTAATGTAACTAGATTTGAAAAAGTTGATCCTGACACACTTACATTAATATCTCCTAAATTAGGAGAAGCAGCTAAAACAAATATCTCTTTAAGACAAAATGAAATTGTTTCAAGAAGTAATTTTAGAAGTGATTATACTAGTAAACCAGACGATGCTAGGGATTTTGATCAAGTGCCTTTTACCGATGGTGAACCAATTTATGTTGGTGAAGCTTATCCAAGTATGTTTTCAGGCAACCAAAGAATAGGGGGAAATAATTTAGCACTACAAGAAAGTTTAGATTATGGAATAATTTCAATTAATGATCCAAAATCTGATTTCAAAGCACATATAAGAAGTGATGTTCCTCCTGAAATTGCAAAAGGTAATATTGCTTGGTCAAGAGTTTCTGTAAGAGAACATCCTAATGGCAAGAAATATCTTGTTCCAGAAGAGTTTCAATCTGATTTACATACGAAAGCAAAAGGAACATCACCTACAAGACCCGGTATAGGTTATAAAGCAAGTGAAGAAAAAATACAAAAATTAACTCTTGACCAAGAAAATAAATTTTTTGTTTTTGAACAAGAAAAGAGAAATTTAGAAAACAAAGTTTTTGATGACACTAATGAAGAAGAATTTTATTTAAATAACAAGCAGGAATCAAATTACTCAGTCATGGGAAAAAATGCTAATGATTTAATTGATCTTAAATCCTCATTTGAGGATGCCATAGTAGAGTCTTTAGCTGATCCTGATTTTAAAGAATTTAATAATGATATAACTAGAAGCGAACTTACTGGTGTTGCTAGATTTGTATCTCGTGTAAATAAAAATTTTAATGAATTTACAGATTTTGCTTCCAGATCAAGACCTGTTGATTCTGTAACTGAATATTTTAAATCAAAAAAAATAAATCCTGCTCATCAAAAATATATGAAAACAAAAAAAGATTTAGCTGAAAAAATTTTTGAAAAAAAATATGGTATTTCACCAAAAGAAAATAATGCTTTAGTTATATCTAAAATAAAAGATTATAATGAAAAAAAAGGAATAAAAGCAGTTTTAGATCCAGAATATGAATTAGATAACATTGAAAATAATTTAGAACTTTCAATGAAAGAAGCTGTAAATACAAATGATTATGGTTTTAGTAATGTTAGTTCTTTACATTCTACTATAACAGATTTAACAGATTCAATTGATGGTCTACCAGAAATAAAAAAATCAATTTATTTAAATACATGGAAAACAATTCAAGATTTAAAAAAAGACCCAGAATTTAAAAATGTTGAATATAAAGATATATACGTAAGAAATAAATTTTTTGAAAATGCTGACCCGACAGGTGAATTAGAACTTAAAGAAGTATTTGATTTAAATAATATTGAATTAGAATTTGAAGTTCTTATGGATTATGTCGAGCAATTTATTGATGATATATCAATGCCAGATTCTGATATTAGAAGAAATATTGACTATTTAAGTCATCTTGGTGATAGACAGCCTATAAACTCTTCAGAAGTTTTTAAATTAGATGGTGATTTTAATGTTTTAGAAAAATATTTTGATGCAAAAGATAATTATTCAGAAGCAACAGAAAAACTTACATCAGCACAAAGAAGTGATCTTCCATATTCTCCTTTACCAGAACAAGGTGAATGGACAAAAGTTTTAATGAGAGATTTAATTAGAACCGCAGCTGACAGAGGTTTAGACGGTGTGGTATTGCCAAACGCACAAGCTTATCGATATGCTGGTGGTAGAAGTGATGAATTAATAAGAGGCTATAAAAACACAACTATACCTACATTTAAATCTGTTGCGAAAGAAATTGGTGAAAATGTTGATACAATTGAATGGGAAGGTTGGACATCAGGAGGACAAGGTGAAGCTCACCTTGCTGATTTAGCTGATAACAATCATTTAGTAATACCTGTAAACAAAAACTTGTCAGGAGCATCAGTTAGAGGTTATAAAGAAGGAGGACGGGTAGGTTCTTTAGCAAATGTAAATGTTCTTGATTTAGGAGAAAGAGTCAATGGCTGAAATACCATTGGGTCCAGGCGGCCCTCAAGCAGATATGATAGAAGAAGCAGAAGAGCTTGATATTGTAGAGGTTCCAGAACAACCGAATATTACCGAGTTAGATGATGGAACTGCAATTATTGGCGAGATGCCAGAAGAGCCTATGTCATCTGATCAAATACCATTTGATGCTAATTTAGCTGATTTCATTGATGAAGCAGATTTAAGTAAAGTTTCTGATGATTTATCTTCATCTATAAAAGATGACATATCATCTCGTGATGAATGGGAACAAGTGTACAAGTCTGGATTAGAGTTGCTTGGTATCAAATATGAAGATAGAACAGAGCCATTCGAGGGTGCAACAGGTGTAATACATCCTTTGTTATCTGAATCTGTTACACAGTTTCAAGCACAGGCTTATCGTGAATTGTTACCAGCGGGCGGCCCCGTTAGAGTTCAAGTTATGGGTCAAGAGTCACCTGAACTTGTTGCACAAGCTGAACGTGTTAAAAATTATATGAACTATGAGATTACTTGTACAATGGAAGAGTTTGATCCTGAGCTTGATCAAATGCTTTTTTACCTTCCAATTGTTGGTTCAACATTTAAAAAAATATATTTTGATCCGTTACTACAAAGAGCCGTTAGTAAGTTTGTCCACGCAGAAGATATAATTGTTCCTTATTCTGCTACAGATTTGTTGACGGCTTCTCGTGTTACTCACGTAGTAACTATGAGCAAAAATGATATTCTTAAATTACAACTAACAGGTTTTTACAAAGATGTGGATTTACCAGATTCCGATCATAGTGCTACAAGCTATACAGATATTAAAGAAGAGCTTGATAAAGCTGATGGAACTTACCCATCATCTTATGATGAAGAGTTAACTATACATGAAGTACATACAAATCTTGATCTTGTTGGTTTTGAAGATAAAGATGAGAATGGTGAAGAAACAGGATTAAAATACCCTTACATTGTTTCTATTTTAGAAAAAACAGGCAAAATACTATCTATTAGAAGAAACTACGATCCAAACGACCCTCTTATGCGTAAAAAACAATATTTTGTGCATTACAAGTTTTTACCCGGTCTAGGTTTTTACGGATTTGGTTTAACACATATGATGGGTGGTCTAGCTAAAGCATCAACGAGCATATTAAGACAATTAATTGATGCAGGCACATTGAGTAATTTACCTGCGGGTTTTAAGGCACGAGGAGCTAGAATAAGAGATGAAGATTCTCCTCTGGCACCTGGTGAGTTTAGAGATATTGATGTAGCAGGTATGGATATACGTCAATCATTGATGGCATTGCCGTTTAAAGAGCCGTCAAATACGTTGTATTCATTGTTAGGTACTTTAGTAGACTCTGGTAGACGTTTCGCTTCTATGGCAGATATGAAGATCAGTGAGATGGGTGGCGAAACACCTGTTGGTACGACAATGGCTATTATGGAACGTGGCACAAAAGTAATGAGTGCTATTCATAAGCGACTTCATTATTCACAAAAGCAAGAGTTTCAATTACTCGCACAAGTGTTCGCCCAAAATCCAAAGCCATATCCTTATCAGGTACCAGGTGCTCCTCCGATGATTATGCAGACTGACTTTGATGATCGTATAGATGTCATACCTGTCAGTGACCCGAACATTTTTTCGATGTCACAAAGAATAGCGTTATCACAAACACAATTACAGTTAGTTCAAAGCAATCCAGAACTTCACGGTGGTCAACAGGGATTGTATCAGGCATATCGTAAGATGTATGAGGCATTAGGTGTAACAAATATTGATCAGATACTACCACAACCTCAACAGCCACAACCAATGAACCCTGCGAAGGAAAACCAAGAAGCAATGAGAGGCTCTAGGTTACAGGCATTTCCACAGCAAAACCATGAAGCTCATATTGAAGCTCATTTAGCTATGTTGTCTACGCCTGTTGCTCAAGTTAATGCAACAATTGTTATGACGCTACAAGGTCACATACAAGAACATATAGGTATGATGGCAGAGGCTATGGCACAAGCCGAAATAACAGCGACCATTACACCTGAACAGCAAATGATGATGCAACAAAATCAACAAATGATGCAAGAGATGCAAACACAGATACAAGATCGTGCAGCTGTTATTATTGGTGAATTAACTGAGAAATATGCACAGACTATCCAACCAGAAAGTAATTCTGACCCATTGGTAGAAATAAGAAAACAAGAGTTGGCAATTAAAGGTGCTGAATCTCAACGTAGAGCTCAAGAATTTGAAGAAAAACAAGAACTTGAAAAAGAAAAAGAAAGAAATCAACGATTAGTTGATCAACAAAGAATTGACATTTCAGAAGAGGCATTGAATGATAAAACACGTATTGCAGAAGAGCGTATCCAAGCTCAAAGAGATATTGCTAATGCTAACAACAATAGGAGAAACTAAATTGGTAAGTTCTATTAGAGAAAAAATATATCAAGTAG